TCACCAGAAGGTGGGCAGCTTTGCATTATCCAGCGACAAGACGGAACTGTTTGCAATGGCCGTCGGAGCATACCTGGACATCATCTGCGAAACCTTCAACAACAAAGCAATCCCGGCGCTGATTGATTTAAACGCTCAACACTTCGCCGGCATTACCGACTATCCTACCTTGCAACACGGAGACATCGAGAGCGCAGACATTCAAGCTCTGGCTGCTTACATCAAGGACATGACCGGCGTCGGCATATTAGTACCAGACGACCACCTGGAAGACTATGTGAGAGAAGTGGCCGGCCTGCCAGAAAGACTGGATGATGGAACTGCACCAAGGCAGACGAAACAGCCGAGAGAACAGAACTCCGATGTTAAACCAGGCAAAGAGGCAGACATTGACGACCTGGGAGATTTAGAGGACGATGAGCAAGCTGTAAAAAAGGCCATGGAGAGACTGGGGAGGTATGATTGATGATATGGATCAGGAAATCAAGACACCAACACCCGATACGCAAGGCAAGCAAAAAGAGTAAAGCAGCGCAAGAGGTCCTTGATAAACTAAATGAATTCCTGGACGCAATAGAGCCGGAACCGGTTTATTTTCTCGCGCAGCTGTGGAAGGATCAGCAGCAGGCCATAACATACAAGGAGCTGCATGAGGCGATCCTCAACGGGTACATTGACGAGAAGACCGTACAGGCATGGCAGAATGATTATGCTAANTTTGTAAACGAACATCTGAAGCCATTATGGATAGAGGCCATGCAGGCGGCAAATGCAGACTTGCTGGCAGCACACCCGCATTATTTCTTTGACCCAATGAGCCAGGGCGTCATTAAATGGACCAACGAACATGGAGCTCAATGGGTAACCGTAATAGCGGAAGAGCAGAAGGAAGCAATAGCGGCCATGCTGGAGCATGCATACAGCGGAGCATTTTCNGTTGACGANCTGGCCAAGACGATCCGGGCAACAATAGGTCTTAATAAGGTCCAGGCCAAGGCTAACTTGAACTATTATCAGCATGTAAAAAACACTCTTCTGGAGAATAACCCGGGAATGAAGGAATCCACAGCCCAGAAAAAGGCACAGGAAGCAGCAGCAAAATACGCGGCCAAGCAACACAGGCAAAGAGCATTCACCATAGCAACAACAGAAATGGCCTTCGCCTATAACAAGGGAGCTGACGAGGGAATGAAGCAGGCCCAGGAGCAGAATCTCATAGGCAAAGTGGTGAAAGTTTGGAGCACGGCGGCCGATGAAAGCGTGTGTTCTATCTGCGGAGCATTGGATGGTGTCGAAGTGGAAATGGACGCTGACTTTGATTTCAAAGGCACTGACCTATACAGCGGCCAGAAGCAAACCCCACCTGCACACCCACGCTGCAGATGTGCGCTGCTTTATGTGGAAAAAGAACCACCGAAATACCAGACGGTACCGGACCAGGACATGATCCAGAACTGGAGTCCTGAAGACCAGATACCGGCGCCGGAGCCTCCAGAGCCAGAAAAGGTGGTAATTCCACCGGCAGAAAAAATGCCACCAGGCATGAAGTACAACGGAAAGCCAAACATAGGAGGAACCGGAGAAATTCATTCATATATCGACGAGAACGGTCAAGAATGGCTATTCAAACCGGCGCAAACCAAAAGTGGAAAGCCGGAAGCCTTCAGGGCACACGTCCAGGAGGCAGGATACAAGGTCCAGGCGATAATAGATCCGGACACGGCGGTACCCGTAGGAACCGGGGAGCTGGGCGGTAAGTTTGGAGCTTTTCAGAAGCGAATAACCACTATCAACGACAAGGTGGACCTTAAGCACTGGCAATACACCAGTGACCAGCTGCCACCAGGAACAGCCGCACAGCTGCAGAGAGAGCATGCAACCGACTGGCTGCTGGGGAACTTTGATAGTCATGGCGGCAACTTTATCATGGACGACGCAGGAAGGCTCATAGGATTAGACAAAGAACAGTCCTTCAGATATATCAAGGAAATAGGCGCCCAGCAGATGAGCTACACATACCACCCGAACGCAACCTACGGAGAGACAGAACCGATTTATAATACATTATTCCGGAGATTTGCAAAGGGAGAAATAGACCTGGATCTGCAGGACACATTGACCTACATCAAGAGAATGGAGGCTATCCCGGACACACAATATCGGGAAATATTCAGGAACTATGCTGAAACCCTTCACGGCAAGGGCAAAGAAGCAGAAGAGNTGCTGGATATAATCGTCGATAGAAAAAACCGGTTAAGAGAAGAATATCGTCAGTTTTATAGCGACCTTCTCACCGAGAGAACCGGAAAGAAACAGACATTCATCTGGGCAGATGAGGCTGTAGAACACATGAAGCAGCCACTGACAGCGATAACGCACAGCCCGGACACTCTGCAAAAGATGAACATGGCAGAACTTAAGCAACTGGCCAAGCAAAAACAGATCCCATACTACAACAACATGAATAAAACCCAGCTGTTAACAGCGATATCGGACCCGGTAAAAGCACCGGAAATGAGTGCCCAGGTAAGAAATAGACTGGCGGCCAACGAAGCAGCAAGGAGAGCTGCAGCAAGAACGCCTGCGCCGCAGAGGGCAAAGGAAATCATGTCCGCAGATGAAGTATTCAAAGACATGTCGGTCATTCCGGAGAAAAGGCTGGGAGTTCCAATCAGGAGCGACAAGGGCAGCGTTGAAGGCCTTAATTTAACGGCCAGGAGGATGCGCTTGTTAGACGACGCAAGCGGCATGGAATACGAGGTATACGAAATAACCGGCAAGCTGACAAGGGAAACCTGGTCCAAGACATGGGATAAGATGAAACCCATAGGAACCATAGGAGAGCTTGAGTTTGAGCTTGCAGACGACGCCAAAAAGCTCTTTGCTTCCAAGGCGGACCTTGGAGCTTCCATCCGCAGCATGAAGGTGACAGACGGAGAAACCACATTCGAACTTTATATCGATGGTCAGACAAGAAGGTATAACGGATGGCGTGGTTTTTTCCGATTGAGAACGCCGGTAACATCCAACGGAGCTGCAGACGCCGCGAACATGAAGAATATGCTGCAGAAGCTGGAGCTTGATGATCTTTTATTGAATCCTGATACCGAAGCAGAGAAAATCCTTAAAAAGAGCCGTCTTATATGGCAAAACGCCCCACACCGTATCCAGGAATTAGATGGTTTGACGCCAGAACAAATACCAGCTAAACTGGATATGATAATAAGGCAAGAAGGGATAGACCCGAAGCGTATAAATAACATGAAGATGGTTAAAGTCTTCGACGGCTATTCAACATACGTCGAAGAGGGTATTCTGGAGACCTACAAGAAGGAAGGCNTGACATATGTCTGGACAGGAGTACCGGACGGAGACGATATCGTAAAGATCATTCAAAGCCCAGGCCTGATGTCAAACAACAACCGTTTCAGAGCTGGAATGAGGCGTACAGGAGCAAGCCCTGTGGAAGACTTCAGGACCGGCGGCAGCGATAGCGTATTCACCAGGATAGGCGTCAAGAATAAAAACAACCCAAGGTTTGACGACTGCTACCGAGGGAACAGGTACCGCATTCTCATAGATCCAAAGGTTATGGAGAGAACAGATTGGTACGCATTCGAAGGAGACTCATACGGGAGTTCGGATCCATCAGCCTTGTCTGGTAGACCGTCACCGGTGGAATTCATTAAACGAATGGCTACGAGCTACCGATACGGAAACGAAATCATGTTCAGGAACGGAATAGCGAAGGAAACATTCATCGGAATATCGTGCCAGAGCAACTCCCTACGAGCAGAGCTCCTGGAGAAGTTTAAGAAGGCCAATATTACTGCAGTAAACGGAATACCGATAGAAGATTTTGTAAAGGTGGGATCTACGATATGATGGACCAAAGAGCTGTTTATATTTTCAAACCACCGGGAGGAAGAGATTTCACCGGGATCGCGCTCGATGTTCACATTCACAAAGAGGCCCTCCGGTTCTTTGATACCAATAGAGGACACGAGCTGCCAGGAAAGGTAACCCAGGAGACCGATAATGGTTTTACATTCACATCAACGGGGATAACCCAAGGAGAATGGCAGTTCAAGGTGCTGGGAATTGGAGAGTTTAAGCGCAAATATTACAAGCTGGTCGAAGGCGGACAGACGCTGGCGGCCAAGCTAAAAACCACAGAGGACCTCCACCAATGGTATCGGAGGGAGTTCAAGATTTAAGGCGAGGAAAAGGACCTCGTCTTTTGCTTTGAAAGGAGGTAGATAATATGGCCAAGTTCAGCGACCTGGTGAGCATAAAGAAAGACCAAACAAAGCCGGCCAAACCGGCAAAATCAACTCCAGGAGTGGTGAAAGGTCGCTTTAAGATCCAAAAATCAGACGACGACAAAATGCTGGCCTTTGGATGGGCCAATGTGGCGGTTACAGCCGGCGGCCAACAGATAGAAGACTACCACGAAGACATGATAGACCCTGAAGAGCTGGAACAGGCCGCGTACACATTCGTAGAGCTTTACCGAGAAGGCGGAGAGCAGCACGAGCGCGGAGGAGTAGCTATACTCATTGAGAGTATGGTGTTCACCAAGGAAAAAATGAGCCTCCTAAACATTCCAGAAGGGACACTACCCGAAGGCTGGTGGATAGGCTTCAAGGTGTTAGATCCGGATGTATGGGACAAGGTAAAGGACGGCACCTACCCGATGTTTAGCATTGAGGGAGAGGCCATCCGGGAGGAAGTCACCGAAGAGAAGTAACAGAATATCGGTAAATCAAGAGACGGCGAGAAATCGTCGTTTTTTGTTTTATATAAATTAGCCGGGAAAGGAGGAGAGAAGCAGAAATGGCATCAAAACTGAAAGACCTTAAAATCACCAAAGTAGACTTTGTAGAGGCCGGAGCAAACCCCGAAGCAAATATCCTGCTGTTTAAGAGCAAGGACGGAGCTCCGGGAGCAAAATCCGAACCATCTNCAGCGAAAGGAGGTGAAAAAAGCGATAGCCCCGTCAAGAAGTTTTTCTCTGCGATCGCAAAGGCTCTGGGCATAGCTGAAGACGAGCACATAGGCGAAGCGATCGACGAGATAGCCAAAGGCTATGAAGCNGCCACATTNGGAGAAAAGATGGACGAACAGAAGCGCAGGAGAGTAACAAGTGAAATATGGGACGTTTGCTACGCCTTGGAGGAAAGTCTGTGTTCAATCATCTGTGACGACGATGTGCCGGAAGAGGATAAACCGGAGCTCATGGAACAAAGCCTGAATGAGTTCGCGGAGGCTGTGAAAGAGCTTATCCCAACCTGGGCGCAGGGAAAGACCACAAACAAAATCGCCAAGAATGAGCAGCCCATCACACCCGTAAGGCTTGAAATGGCCAAGGCAGCCAAGGAAAAGCTGGAGGCTATCATAGCCAAAGGGGAAGATCCGGATACAGATCCGGAAGGCACATCCGTGGAGGATGGATGTAAAAAACCAAATCAAAAAAAATCGAAAGGAGACATGGAGGACATGAAAATCGATAAGAGCAAACTGACACCTGAAGAGCTTGCAGCGCTCGAAGCAATCGAGAAGAAAGCCGGCATTCCGGACGAGCCTGCAAATGAACCAAATCCCGTACCTGCTGCAACTGATGTAAACAAGAGCGAAGGACAGGCTGGGGATAACCAAAACACCGGAGAAGAAGAGGACATCTACAAAGGACTTCATCCTGTAGTAAAGGCAGAACTCGAAAGACTTCGCAAGGCAGCAGACCAGGCCGAGGAAAGAGAGCTGGCCGAGGTAGCAAAGAAATATGAGATCATCGGCAAGAAGACCGAGGAGCTTATACCTCTCTTTAAGAGCCTGAAGAAAGCCGGCGGCAATGCCTATGAACAGATGATTGCTGTACTTGACGCCAGCGTAGAAGCTGTAGAAAAGTCCGGGATCTTCACCGAGATAGGCAAAAAAGGCAGCAATGGCGATGTTGACGCATGGACAGCCATTGAAAAGCACGCCGACGAGATCCAAAAGTCCATGCCTAATTTAACGAGATCTCAAGCGATCGACAAGGCATGTGAAATGCACCCTGAACTCGTACATGAGTACGAGAATAAAAGATAAGGAGGAGTAAGCATGTTTATTAGCACAGGAATTAATGATACCCCGACCATTGTCGGAAAAGCAGGAATACCATTGGTAAATGCGGCATTTCTGGCTGTGAAATTCGATGAAGCAGGAAACATCGTTCCTGCAGGAGCGGGCGAAAATGCACTCGGTCTGCTTATTGCATCAACACCTGAGCATGTAGATGTTGGTGAGGACGTAACCGTCCAGATTAAGGATATAGGCCTCTGGGTTACCGGGGACGCCGTATCAGCAGGTGCAGAGCTCACACCTGACGCTTCAGGAAAAGCTGTTACTGCAACAGAAGGCGCGTTCATTCTTGCAATTGCATTGGAAAGTGCAGCTGCAGAAGGCGCAGTAATCAAGGCCCAGGTGATTAAAGCCGGGTATAAGGCTGACGGAGAAGTCGCACCGCTTACATTAGCCGGGCTTACTGATGTGGACATTACAGACATTCAGGATGGAGACGCCATAGTTTATGACGCTACAGCCGAGAAGTATGTCAACAAGGCGCTCGCGCTTGAAGACCTTTCCGATGTAGAAATTACAGAACCGGAAGGCGACGGAGACTCGCTAAAATATGACGAAACAAGCGGCAAATGGGTAAACGTCGCTGAAGAAGTCTAATAAAGAGACGAAAGGAGATAACAGACTATGAAAGGAACAAGTATATCCAACCTTCAGGTACAGATAGCAAAAGGCTGGAAGCCAAATAACTACCTGACCAACATGAGCATGGCCTACTTCCAAGAGGAGGGAGACTTTGTAGCACCCGCTATATTCCCAATTTGCCCTGTAGGCCTAAGCTCCAGCTATTACTACACATTCAGCAAGGCTGACCTTGCGAGAGACAACGTGCAGAGGAAACCTGCATTCGGAAAGGTTCAGCCTGCACTGATGGGACAGACAGACAACACATATAAGTGTGAAGTGGACCAGGTAATCGTGGGCATCGACCAGATCGACGCTTTGAATTACCAAAGAGCAAAGGCACCAGGCGTAGCAGATCCGAGAAGAGCAAAAGTAAGATTTGTTACAGAGCAGCTGAAGCTCCACCTGGATCTTATATTTGCGCAGAACTTTTTCAATGCTGCAGCATGGCANAANGTATGGACNGGNGTANCAGCTANTCCCNNCNNNAAGCCAGTTCNTGAANTTNANTGATGCCAACTTCGACCCTGTAAACTTCTTTGATGCCAGAATCAAAGAANTTAAGCAAAACGGCCGTAGAAAGCCAAACAGGCTGGCTCTTGGCGTTGACGCATACAACGCATTAAAGAACCACCCTGACATCGTAGAAAGGGTAAAATATACCGGCAGCACTGCCAACCCTGCAATTGTTACACCTCAAGCGTTGGCTGCAATCCTTCAGATAGAGGAAGTAAGGGTTCTCGAAAGCACCTACAACGCAGGCGGCATCGGTCAGGAAGACATGCAGTTTGTATGCGCAACTGACGGCGCACTTCTCTGCTATGCAACTGACAATCCTTCAATTGACGAGCCAAGCGCCGGCTATATCTTTACATGGGATATGCTCGGAAATGGCCAGTACATCGCTCTGGATCAATACGAAGGAGAAAAAGGCACACATGCGGAATTCATCGAAGGCTTAATGGCTACTGACATGAAGAAAACATGTGACGACTTGGCAATCTACTTCGACCAGTGCGTATAAGAGAAGGAGGGGCACAGATGAGCGGTAACAGTTACGGTTACATTTGCAAAAAAGCGTGTGTACTTGGAGGCGTCGCCTATTCCGAAGGCGACGCTATTCCTGCTGAAGCCGTTCTTCCAAGCCGCGAAAAGGTCTTAATCAAACAAGGGCTTATAGTTCCGGCCATAAACGTTGACTCGCTACTGGAGGAAAACAAATTTTTAAGAACACAGGTAGCCGAGCTACAAAATACCGCCGGGCAAGCCCCAGAATCGCCCAGAAACGACGAAAAAGAGCAAAGGGGTATTATTATACCTATCACTGCAAAAGGCGGCCTAATTGAGCTGGAAATGAAGCCAGAGGACATAATAAAAGCCGTAGCTACCCTGCAGCTTAATGCAGAGGAGGCTGCCAAAGAAGTGGGCACAATCAACAAAGAGGAAATCCTTATACTGATTGATGCGCTTGACTACAGAAAAACGGTCAAGACAGCAATACTGGAAAGGGTAGCCGAAATGGAGACCGGCGGAGAGGAAGAGCAGGGCAGTACCGAGGAGGATAAAGGTCAGGGTGATGAATAATGGCAGATAGAAGCTACACCTATGACCCAACAAAGATAGTGGGGAAAGGCAAAGACAGGATGCGCTTTGAGCTTGGCGACACCATGGTAGAAGGAGGACCTGAAACAGCAGCGCTTACCGACGAGGAAATCAATGCTGTTTTAGAGATGTACCCGAACAAATGGAAAAAAGCCAAGCTGGCGCTCGTTGAAAGCATATGCCGGCGTTTTTCATATGAGGTAGACACCGACGTCGGCCCTCTTTCCCTGGGCTTACAAGCCCGCGTAGAAGTATGGCGAGAGATGTACAAGGAGCTTAAGGCCGAATTAAACTATTCTGTGCCGAGCGCAAATCCGGCCGCGATAAGCGGTACCCCATACTTCTACAAGGGAATGATGGACAATCCATCAACAGGACGGAAGGAAGGTGGGGAGAATGTATCTTAGGCCAGGAAACCTTTATAAGGACTTTACCGTAGAAAAGAAAGGCAGGTCCATAAGCTCACGCGGTAGAGCGAAGAGTGGATACAGCGACGACGGCGAGACATTAAGAGGCGTCCTGGCCGAGGCAAAACCCCAGGAGAAGGAGCGATGGCGGCAGCTCCAACACCCCATAAGTCACACTATAGTCCAAAAAGGAAAACCCAAGGCTGCTCCGGAAGATCGTCTGATCTTTGGAGATAGAATATTCTTCATCCAGGGAGTAGACGAACCGGGCGCCTTGGGACTTTGGACAATTTACTATGTGGAGGAACGCTTCGATGGCCATGAATATCAAGATTAAGCCGGAAATAGACAAAATCGTGGACCAGATAAACCACGAAGCGAAATCCAGAGCATTCAGGGCCGCCAATGAGCTCCGAAATGCAGCGCTTAATGTCCTGCGTGGCCAAAGGTCTGGTCGCGTTTATAAAAGGCCTTTTTCAAGAAGCACTTACACAGCTTCAGCACCAGGGGAACCGCCAGCAGTACGAAGTGGAAACCTGCGCTTGAGCTGGAAACCAAGGACAGGATCCGAAACAGCAGGCAGCGGCCTAACGGTAAGGCCTGCGATTATCACAGACGTAAAATATGCACCGATCCTTGAAGAGGGGTACGACGGCCAGGTTCAGAAGCAAAAGAAACTGAAGCAAGGCGGCACAAAAACAATAAGCTATCATCTGACCATAAAGCCGCGTCCATTTGAGGAACCGATCATCGAGGCAGCAAAGCCAAAGATTAAACAGATCTACAGCGAGCCATATCTTAAATAAACCAGGGAAGGAGGGAAGCCATGCCGTTAATTACAGACACCATCAATAAAGTGTTTGATAAAGCCAGCGTGCACAAAGGAGATTTAATCAGAGCGAAGCATGTAACATGGGATGAGCCCAGAAATGGGATTGTAACAGCGGTGAGCGATAATAAGCTGACCGTTTTATTTTTGCCAGGACTGGGGAACGTCACGAATTACTTCACGATACTTACTTCAGAGGTCGAGACCGGTAAATGGACAGTCCGATGGACCACCGACATGGAGATNATCAATACTGAAGGCACGGCAGGCGAAGAGCAATGACACTGGAAGATTTGATCTATAATCGATTATTAGCCAGCGAGGATCTAACGGACAAGCTGGCCAAGTTCGATAACCTGCCGGCGATTTTCTACCAAGCAGCTCCCGGAGACCAGAACGAAGGCTGGAAAGGCAAAAAGCAGTACCCGCGTATTGATTTTGTTGTAGATATGCAGGCTAACCCGGAAAGGCAGAGTTCCGGCTTAATGACGCTTAACATATGGTGCAACGAAGCAGGAGATCCTCCGGAAGACATAGAGCCAGAAGTTCGCGCCGCATTATGCGACGTATTCATGCAGCCGGCTGAACAGCCTCCGTATTGCCTGGCATGGGTAAGGTCCGACAGCTTCGAATTAAGCGCCAACACGATAAAAGGATCCCATGTAAACGGCATAACTATTCTTTTTGACGTGCTGGCTTTTCCCTGCCAAGAAACCATAGACCCGGATCCAATCATGGCCATGAACGAATTTATCAAGGAGTGGGAGCCAGCTGCGGTGTTGATAGGCAGAGATAAGATCCCGGACTATTTCACAGCAGGTAAATATGCGCCTGCTTTTTATTTCAGGCTTGCAACTTTGGAATTGGCCCAAGAGACAAATACGGTGGTCTGGATG